CTCCACGTAGTTTGATTAGTGTGAAGCAATCAAAGCATGGCGTACTAAAGCAAGTTGTTCCTGAGTTCAAGCGTTTAAAAAACAAGTATGACCTACTGTGGGATCAACAGTCTCCAGAAGGTTACTTGAAGATTATGGCAGTATTACAGAAGTATATCGATCAAGGCATTAGTATTAACACAAGTTACAATCCAATCTTCTTTGATGACGAAAAGATTCCAATGAGTACAATGCTACAACACATGTTGATGTTTTACAAGTATGGAGGCAAACAGTTGTATTACTTTAACACTAATGATGGGCAAGGCGAACTTGATATTAGTAAGCTAATGGGAGACCATGCTTTACCAGAACTAGAGCAAGCAGTAGTTGATGATGAAGATTGCGAAAGTTGCACAATATAAAACTTGACATGCTATTCGTAGCATGTTATAAACACATGAAGATAACATATTAAGGGAAACACACAGATGAGCGTCTTTGACACAGCAAACAAAGCAGACCATACCAAGGTTACTGCATTTTTAGACCCAACCGGCGGTCCTACAATTCAGCGTTACGATACGCTAAAGTATAAAAGTTTTGACAGCCTAACTGACAAACAGCTAGGATTCTTTTGGCGACCTGAAGAAGTAGACATCTATCAAGATGCAAAGGACTTTAAGGGTCTTAGTGAGCACGAGCGTCACATCTTTACAAGTAACTTAAAACGTCAAATCCTACTAGACAGTGTGCAAGGTCGTGCGCCAGTAGAAGCGTTTGCTCCTATTGTAAGTTTACCCGAGATTGAGAACTGGATCCAAACATGGACGTTCAGTGAAACAATCCATTCACGTTCTTATACACATATTATCCGTAATGTGTACAGCAACCCTAGTAAAATCTTTGACGAGATGATGAACATTGAAGAGATTGTAGATTGTGCTGGTGACATTTCAAAGTACTACGATGACTTGATCGAACAGAGCAGTTGGTATAATCTATTAGGTGAAGGCACACATACAGTTAATGGTAAAAAGATTAAAGTTGATCTTTATGAGCTAAAGAAACTTTTGTGGCTTACACTAATGAGTGTTAATATCCTTGAAGGTGTGCGTTTTTATGTGAGCTTTGCATGTAGTTGGGCGTTTGCAGAGATGAAGCAAATGGAAGGCAATGCTAAGATTATTAAACTTATTGCCCGTGACGAGAACTTGCACCTAGCAAGTACACAGATGCTGTTGAAGATTCTCAAAACAGATGATCCTGTGTTCGAACAGATTGCAAAAGAAACAGAACAAGAATGTATTGATATGTTTGTTGATGCAGTTGATCAAGAGAAAGCATGGGCAGACTATTTGTTCAAAGACGGATCAATGATTGGGTTGAATACACAGTTGTTGAGCGATTATATTGAATGGATTTGCACACGCAGAATGACTAACGTAAATCTTAAAAGCCCATACAGTGTAAAGTCAAATCCTTTGCCGTGGACACAGAAATGGATCTCAGGTGCAGATGTACAAGTTGCTCCGCAAGAAACAGAGATTACAAGTTATGTTTCAGGTGGCACAAAGCAAGATGTTGCAGCAGATACATTCAAAGGCTTTTCATTATGATAGAGATATATGGTAAAACACAATGCCCGTTCTGTGATAGAGCAAAGGCATTGTGTGAAAGTCGTCAGTACGAATACAAATACTATCAACTCAACGAAGACTTTACACGTGAACAAGTATTAGAAATGTTCCCAGGAGCTCGCACTTTCCCACAAATCAAAGTAGGTGGCAAAAGCATTGGCGGCTGGGATAAGTTTCCACAGTATTTAGAAGAAACAGGTTACAACGGAACAGGACACTCATTATGATTATTGAAGCACCGTACAAAGCAACAGACACCATTACTATTAGAACTACAGCAGGCGAAGAGATTGTAGGCAGATTTGTAGAAGAAGATGCTACCAGTATCAAAATCACCAAGCCACTAGCACTACAAGCAAGTCAGCAAGGCATTGGACTAGGTCCTTGGGTGTTTACTGTAGATCCTGCCAGCACTATCAAACTAAATAAAAGTGCAATAGTTTTTGTACACAAGACTGAAAAAGATATGGCCAGTCAATATGTGCAAGCAACTACAGGATTAGCAGTAGTTTAGGAGTATAGATGCCAGGATTAGCATACAAGGACGGAAAAAGCAGTGTTGCTTGTACCGACGGTGTTAGAGGAAAAGTATGTCGACGAGCCGGTGATCCTCCAGTACCTGTTGCTTGGAACTGGGATGCTAATACAACACAGTCGAGCAATGTTGGCAGTAGTAATGTTTTTGTTAACAACATAGGCGTTGTTAGAAAAGACGATGTTATGAAAAGTCACCCACATGGAGACCCTTGTACAGCAGGTCCTGTAAACCATTCGCCGCCATTGGATACATATTCGCCAAATGTTTATGCAAATAATAAACAAATAGGGCGCATTGGCGATCACTATGACGGTGACGGTACCTCTCAAACACACGAAATAACCTCTGGTAGTTCTAACGTTTTTGCCAACTAATATGATTAAGGCTTGACAGTTTGTTTACCTTGTGTTAATATAAAACATAACAAAGGCAAATAGAAAGAGGCATGTATGGAAAAGATTATTGTAACAGACTGCGATGGAGTCTTACTTAACTGGGAATATGCGTTTTGTGCTTGGATGACACAACACGGGTATACTGAAATCGAAGATGGTAATAAAGAATACAACATTGGTAAACGATTTGGTATTACTCTAGAAGAAGCTATCAAACAAGTTGTAATATTTAATGAGAGTGCTGCAATGGCATTCCTTCCAGCACTACGTGATGCACGTTATTATGTGAAACGACTACACGAAGAACACGGCTATGTGTTCCATTGTGTCACTAGCATGAGTCTTGATCCTAATGCCAAGAAGCTACGTCAAATGAACTTGGACAAGTTATTTGGTCCAACAGCATTTCCAGTACTAGAGTGTTTGGATACAGGTGCAGACAAAGACGAAGCACTTGAGAAGTATCGTGACACTGGTTACTATTGGATCGAAGACAAGTTTTCAAATGCTGTTGCAGGACAGAAAGTAGGCATGCGACCAATACTTATTGAACACGGATGGAATATGAATGATACTATTCCGGATAACATGAAGAAAGTAGTCAACTGGAAAGAACTATACGAGTACATTATAGGTGTCTGAGTTGAGCGAAATACATGACGCAATGAAAGTTGCATTTGCAACTTACGTTAAAGAATCAGAAAAGTTTGAACAAGAAGGTGTGAAAGTAAGTGCTGTTCGTGCCCGTCAAGCTCTCAATGATTTAAAAACGTTAATAACAGAGCGTAGAAAAGAAATACAAGATCAAAAGTTAAAAACATGAGCGAAAAACAATACCTAAATAACATTGCTGACAAAGTTTCTTTGTATGTACAAGCAAAACAAAACGCTATTGATTTCTTAGTAAAGAAAGAAATAAAAAATCGTAATAGTATTCAAAACTGTTTGATTATGAGTCAAATATGGACTGCTTCTCAGATAGATGATAACATCACGTTGAATGATATTATGATATATCTTGGTAACACTGAGTCAGCAGATGATGATCTTGATATGAAAGAAGTAATACTTGACGATGACATGAAGCATCTTACTCTCAACGAAATATTAGAAGTAGCATTAGAAAACGATGATCGTATTTAATATTGGTCGTGCAACTATCAGTGTCTGTGAAGATACTGCAAGATGTGCAGTAGATAACATACAACATGATGATGTAACATTAGTTGCTGATTTCTGTGATAAAAATAACTATGTAGTAGATGTAATACACGGAGATATCACAGCAGCAGAAAATCTAAAATATTACACAGCAGGTGATATACTTACTCGTAATGACTTCCTCAAAAAACATATTGAAAGTCAATACTGTTGATTATCAAAGCTAGGAACGCATTGCTAAAAAAAGGTCCATACTGTCTTGATTTTAAGAATAGTAAAGATCTTTTTACTATTGATTACTATGATGAGAATGAGTTTTTGTATCAAATAGAGTGCGACATTAATCGTGCTAACCAAATATACAAGCAATCTATATACGAAGGCTTTTATGAACAGTGTTAGCGTCAACATTTCTGCCGAGGTATAAATACCAATATGATAGAGCATAAAGAAGCATATAGATTGTTTTGGATGGTAAAAGGCCATATTCCAGAGAGTGATGCTACAGCATTTCAATCAGCAGATAGCTACTTTAAAAGATTATGGGTCGACGGTTGCAATGGGGCTCCGTTATGTGATTATGAAGAAGGTTTTGAACAAGCATATAATAGGAGATTCCACAATGGAACCAAAAGGAATAATGTCACTGAGTGACGAAGACTTACAATGCCTAGAAAAAATAGTTTCTACAAAGTTTACAGAAGCATGTGACTATGCAAAAACATTTGATACAAAAAACAGATGGCATTCAAATATTAAATCAAATCAGTTGCTTAGAATAATGAATGCTATTAGAGCTACAAAAACAGTACGAAAAATAAAAGACCAACGATGGTAAATTGTTCTTGACAAACCTACAAATATAGTATATAAATAAACTGTTAGCGTTGAAGCAACGTAGACACATACTGGACCCCGGGGCAGTACCGGGCTACTCCACCATAAGCACACTGTTTCTAGGGTCTGACCCGCGAAATCGCCTTTAAGGGTTCTTTGAGCCTCGTGGTTGGCAGTGTGTTTTTGATGGGGTAGAACTAGGATCGACAGGTGTGAAAGTGAAGTGGAGTTAACCGGATGACTGCGTTATTGGTCAACATTTCTAAATGCAAACGCAAATAGAGCGCCAGAAATGGCACTAGCAGCCTAAGGGTATGTGGGGGCGGGTACTGCCTAGCAACAGAAGTGCCACTTTAAACTTTGACACAAAGGACATTTAATGAAATATGTGATTGACATCGACGGAACTATTTGTCAAGAGGTTTACTTTATGGATGGTAGTGGTAAAAAAGACTATGCTAATCATATTCCAATGCCAGAGCGCATTGCACGAGTAAACGCATTATACGATGCAGGACACACAATAAAATATATGACAGCACGTGGCTGTGTAAGCGGTGTAGATTATTACGAACTTACATACAAGCAACTTATGGACTGGGGCGCAAAGCATCACGAACTAAGCGTAGGCGAAAAAGAAAACTACGATGTGTGGATTGACGACAAAGCGTTTTGGAGTGAAAACTTCTTCCGTGAAACAGGAGAGTCATATGAGTGATCCAAGATTTATTGCAGCAATGGATCACAGTGGTGGTTCAACTGGAGGCGTACTAGAACGCTACGGACAAGAATACACAGAAGAAAACAAGATGGAGAAAGTTCATGCTATGCGTCTTAGAATGGTCAACAGTCCTGACTTCAACGATGAAAACATCTGGGGAGCAATCCTCTACCAAGACACAGTCACCCGTGGCATGGTTAACGTCTTGGATGAAAAAGGCATTGACACGTTCCTAAAGATCGACAGTGGATGTGATGAAGATGGAACACTCAAACAGTTTCCAGTAAAGCAGATGTTGGAGTTTGCTACAAACGGCATTGGTCCTAAGATTTATGGTACAAAGATGCGTAGCATTGTTAAAGGTGTCGGCATGGTACATCCTGTACTCAAACAACAGTTTACACTTGCTCGTACTATTTGTGACTACGGTCTTGTACCAATCATTGAGCCTGAAATACCTATCGACAATCCTATTAAAGCTAAAGTTGAATCAGCTCTTATGTATCACTTACAAGAGTTTCTGGATGAGTTTCCAGGTAAATGCATTCTTAAACTAACACCGCCAGAAGTACCCAACTTATATCATAACCTTACAGCGTTTCCTAATGTAGAAAAAGTTGTATTCCTAAGTGGTGGATATCCTACTATGGAAGCATGCCGCAGACTGAGTGCGAATGCAGATGTAACTGCTAGTTTTTCGAGAGCATTAAGCGAAGGATTGGATTATTCATTGACAGATAACGAGTTTAATGCTAAATTGGAACAAAATATTAAAATGATAACAAAGGCAAGTGAATGAATACAATTTATATTATACCAATCGAACCTATCGATCAGAGATACACCAAACAATGGTATGACAATATTCCTAAAATTATTGAAAAGCGGGTTAGGGTAGAAAGTTTAGCATATAATATTGTTACTATTGATGGAGAAGACTTTTCTCCTGAACAACGTACTGAAGGTGCGTTTTTAGACTTTGGTGCAACAAATGTATATAAATCTACACAAGCGGCAGAAGTAAGTCGTATGTTTAGTAATGGTATTATTAAAGATGGAGATAAGTTTTTAATTACAGATGCTTGGAATTTTATTATTACTCCAATCAAGTACATGAGCGAGCTATTAGGTATTAATGTAGAAATACATAGTATTTGGCATGCGGGTGCATATGATCCTAGTGACATACTTGGATATACAATGAGTAAACCATGGCCTTGGCTACAAGAGCAAGCGTGGTTTATGTCAAGTGATTATAACTATTTTGCAACTGATAGTCACAAGGATATGTTTGTTAAAAATTTAGACATTCCAGAAAAATATCAGGATCGTGCAATTAGGAGTGGACAGCCACATGAGCTTATTATCGAGCCTCTAATGCTAAGGCAAAGTACACCTAAAACTAATACAGTTATGTGGCCGCATCGTTATAATGATGATAAGCAACCGTTTATTGCTGAAGCATTGGGTGATAAATTTGACATGTGCATTACACAAAAAATGAATTTAGATAAAGATGCATATTATGATAAAATGGCAACAAGTAAAATTGTCTTTAGTTGCGCTTTGCATGAAAATTTAGGAATAAGTGTAATGGAAGCAGTGCTTACAGGTGCTATTCCAATTGTCCCTGATAGATGTAGTTATAAAGAAATGTATTTACCTGAATTTAAATACCCTACACAATGGACAGAAAATGAGGAATTATTTAATTTCCATAGAAAAGATTTAGAGTCGTTTATCCAAGATAAACTAAACAATTATGAAAGTTTGTTACCATTAGTTGCCAAACAGCAACAAATTTTAATGAACAATTATCTAAATAGTTCTGTCATGATAGACAGAATACTAGAACTATAAAAAAAGAGGAACATAGTATAAATGAAAAAGACTTCCGAAAATATTCGAGCACGCCTAAAAGATACAGGCGCAAGATTCTGGGCAGGAGATAATATTTCTTCAGTATTGCAACCAGGCGATAAAGAAGCATTAATTGATGAAGCCACAGTAGCTTTTGAACAAGTGCTAGATACATTACTTATTGATAGAGAAAATGATCCAAATAGTATGGACACAGGCCGCCGCCTAGCTAAAATGTATTTTAATGAAATTATGAGCGGCCGCTACGATCCTGCACCTGCTGCAACAGCATTTCCAAATGAGCCAGATAATATTACTAATGAAAAGTATGAAGGCATGTTAGTTGTGCGTAGTGAATTAACAAGCATGTGTTCACATCATCATCAACCAGTTAGTGGTGTAGCATACATTGGCATTATTGCCGCAGATAAACTTATTGGATTAAGCAAGTATACTCGTATTGCTCAATGGTGTGCAATGCGTGGTACCTTACAAGAAGAACTTGCTATGGAGATATCACGTCAAATAATGTCTGCAACAGGGTCACAAGATGTTGGTGTTTATATTCAAGCAACACATGGTTGCTGTGAAAACCGCGGTATAAGAGCGCATAGTAGTTTAACACAGACTACTGTACTTAAAGGTAGCTTCCATAATGATCCGCATTGTAAAATAGAGTTTATGGATAATATTAAATTACAGCAACAGTTTGCACCCAAATAGGAGAAAAAAATGGTTAAAAAAATTCATTATACATGGAAAGACGTCGAGCATATGGTTATGAGTATTAATAATCTTATGTATACAGACAATTGGCGCCCAGATTACATTGTGGGTTTAACACGTGGGGGGCTTGTGCCAGCTGTTATCATGTCAAACATGACAGGTATCTTATGCCATACACTAGATGTAAGATTTAGAGATACAGATGAAAATTACAGCGGTCCTGAAAGTAATTGTTGGATGGCAGAGGATGCACTTGGATATAAAGGTGACGGTCTAACACATGATAATCATAAGAAAAATATCTTAATCATTGATGATATAAATGACAGTGGCAAAACACTAAACTGGATTAGAAATGATTGGTCTGCTGGATGTTTACCCAATCATAAAGGTTGGGATAATGTTTGGCACAATAACGTTAGATTTGCATGTCTAATTGATAATGGTGCAAGCAATTTTGGAGAAGTAGATTATACTGCTCTAGAAATTAATAAAGAGGAAGATCCAGTTTGGATTGTGTATCCTTGGGAAGGCGAGCGTGATTATGGGAACTTTTAATAATGAAAAATATACAATAGATGTAACTACACCTGGTATGGATACAATGTACGTTGATACTGACGCTCCTAATGTTATTTCTGTTGTAGACTATATTGATACTGATGATAGTGGATATAATATAGATTGGAATAACATAACCATTACTGGAGATGAACCTTCTGACTTAACAGTTTCAGGAGATATTATCCAGGAGACACCAGATGGAAGTATTAATATAACTGAAATCATTCATGAACAAAAGTTACAAATACAAGTTTTAACTGATATGATTCAAGAGATGGTAGAACAAAGCGATTTTAATTTGCAATGGAATGTACAAGAGCGTATTGAAAAGCAAAGATTTCTAAATAGACTTGGAGAAAAATAATGGCAACATTTACGATTGAAATAAATGGATATGGTGGCGAGATGGTTCTCGGTTCTGTATCTAAGGAAGCATATGAGTATTGGGGAGTAAAAGGAGAAGATGACGAGGGATTGCATAGTCACTTGTTTTGGGATCCATATGAAGAATCAGATGGTAATGAAATTACTGACGATGAAGATCCACGTTTCCTTGGAAACTGGCATGAGATTGATGACATTGATCACACTCATGGAGCATTTTACGACCAATGTTGGGTTGTAGTAACAAACGAAGATGGTGAGACTGTTTATCAAAACGATGATCCAGAAGTAGAATCAACACAGATTTCAGACCCAGATGATCAACCAGAGGGTTATTATTTTAAAGGATGGAGTACAGAAAAAGGAAACTTCTTCTGTTGTGATATTGATTTAGATGAGTTTGATCCTGCCAAATTAAAATTTGGTGCTACTAATATTGATTGTGATGTAGTTATTGATAGTGTTACATACGATGGAGAAGATTTAGATAACATCGGTGGCGATACTAACAGCAAAGCCACTGGTTGGGAATTTTACGAAAACTTGTAAATACACTTATGAAATATAAACTTATTATTGCGGGATATGGTTGCCAAATTAATATAGGCACCATACCCGAACACTTCTATGAATATTGGACAACTGTGGGAGATCCTAATGAATTGGACTCCAGGTTGTTTCCTGCATTTGACAAGAACGGTATAAAAGACGAGAATTATGTAGAAAATTTAGATAGTGATGATCCTAAAGATATTGGAATGTGGAGACATCATAATGATACTTGTAGTGTGTGTAATGCATTTATAGATTACTTTCATTGCAAAGTTTTTGATGAACAAGATAATTTAGTTTGGTCTACGGATACTATAGAGCCAGTATACGCAAGAGAGATAAATGATGATGAACTTGGCTCTGGTTATTTTTTGAGAACACGCTTTGATAAAAAAGGTACATTTGTAGATATAACTCTAGATACAGAAGAATTTAATCCTAAAAAACTAAAATTACATACTAAGTTAGTTGAAGGTATTGAAGTTATAGACAGGGTGTTGTACGAAGGCAAAATGCGTAAAACACAAGATCATAGCCAGAGACACCCCAATGAGGATAATAGACAATATAAATTTATAAAAAACACTTGACACCAAAGCATATTGGTGTTATAGTAATAGGGTAAGTTAATCATAGAGGAAAGACATGAAAAAACTTCTTATATCAATTGTAGTTGCTACCACGCTAATGGCTGGTACTGCAAATGCAGCACCCAAAAGTTACTATGAATATGCACTAGGCCTTAATACTAGCCACCAGCTAAATTATAGCCAAGCCATGATTCGTAACTATACAAATTCTAACAAATCATATAAAAATTTAATTGATCGTTTTGGTACACGCTTTGGACACTATTCGTGGTTCCAACGCTTTGTAGGTGTATATGAATTCCAATTGGCAGAGATTAAAAAGTATCAAGATCTTATTGATAATGCCAGCCAAGTAGTTACAATTGTTGATACTAAAGTAAGAGTAGATACTTTTGTGCGTGAATTTGACGGAAAAGTTACAACATCATCTACTACTGTAAATGAAACTGAAAATGACGGTAAATTTATACGTGAGTATGCAATTACAACAGTTACAACAACAACCCCAAAACATAAACATGTTGCTGAAACAACTGTAACAACTAAATTTTATAGTGATGGCACTCGTGCTACAGATAACCAAACAAAAGTAGTTAGTAAAACTGTTACTAATGATGTAAAAACTACTGTAGATAAACAACTAATTACAGAAACTGCAATTCTGATAGAAGAGCCAGTGGAAGAAGTTATTGTAGTTGTTGAAGAAGAAGTTATTGTAGAAGAGCCAGTAGAGGTTGTTACTACAGAAAATGGCATTGCTACTACAAATGTATTATCTGTGAATGAATATAATTCACGTGATGATGTATTACTTAGTGGATCTGATGCATATACTGATGCTGTACATAATGTAAACTCTAATACTAATGTAGATTATATTACACGTGAAAGTGGACTCAGTAAGTATGCTAATAGCTTAGGTATAATTAATGCACCAGATGCATGGGCTCGTGGATGGACTGGTAAAGGTAGTACAATTGCTATCCTTGATACTGGTATTGATATGGATCATACTGAGTTTGAAGGCAAAATTAAAGGCACAAAATGCTTTACTAGAGCATGTTCAGTAGGTAATGAAACTGTACAAGATAAAAACCGTTACTCACATGGTACACATGTTGCAGGAATTGCGGCAGGTAATCTAGATGGTAATGGTAATACTGGTGTAGCATATGATGCAGATTTGCTTATTGCTAAAACAGCATATGATGGTGGATTTTTTGACTTTAGTACTGTAGACGAAGCAATTGCATGGTCAGTACAAAATGGTGCTGACGTAGTTAACATGAGTGCCAACTATAATGTAGATCGTACATATAAACTATCACTTACAGAGGTTAACCCAGGTATTTGGGTATCAGATGATACACGTGGTAGAAACGGACGGACGTATGATAAACTAGGATATAGTAACGTTTATGGCGATGATGCGTTGTATGGAAATATAGTAGAGGCCATGAAGGGTCACGAAACTGTATTAGTAATGTCAGCAGGTAATCAGCGTCTTAATATTGCAGGACTACCAAGTTTAATTGCAATTGACCCTGATGTAGGAGATCGTGTAATTGTAGTAGGAAACTACGATGCAAGAAAAGATGGACTAGCAAGTTCAAGTAATACAGCAGGTACCCTTTGCTTAGATTATAATAGTACTACCAATTCATGTAATAACCAAAAACGTGTAAGCGATCGCTTTCTACTTGCTCCAGGACAGTTTGTAATGAGTGCCGATAATAATGGAGAATATCGTACAAACAGTGGTACGTCAATGGCGGCTCCAATGGTTAGTGGTGCTGTAGCAGTAGTACATCAGATGTGGCCACATATGACAGGTGCAAATGTAAGTAAATTGCTACTTGATACTGGTAATAAGGATATAGCCAACTACAATGTAAATTTACACGGACAGGGTTTACTTGACCTTGCAGAAGCTACAAGCCCACAGGGTGTTGTTGGAATTCCAACAACTGGTCGTGTAAATGGTAGTAAAGTTGCCGTAAATGGTACAATTGCAGTTAGCGGTGGTAGCATTAGTGCATTAAACAATGTAATGGTTGTAGATGATTACGATCGTGACTTTTATATGAATGCTAATAATGACTTTGCAGTAGACACACGTACTACTAGTGCAACTCGTAATGCTCAGGCAGGATATTCGTCAGATTATTACTTGGGCTATGCAAGTGGACAAATTGTCCCAATTGGTAATGGCGCAATTACACTAAGTGATGATAGTAATGATTTTGCATTAGTTCAACAGTTTGATGGTATCAGCTTTGGAATTACTAATGAATCAGATACTTTTTTAGGTAATATTGCAGATAGTGATATTATGCGGGTAAATGGTGCAACAACTGCATATGCTGGTTATAACTTTGATAATGGAAACCTATTTGGTGGCGCACAGATTGGTGCAACTAGTTTAGATGTAGATTCTAACAGTTTCCTTAAACAAGCAGATACGCTAATGAGCTATAGTGCAACCGCAGGTATTAAACAAACTATAGGCAAGTCAACAGTTGGATTTGTTACAAGTATACCAGTTACAATTGCACAAGGTAATGCACAGTTTGCAATGCCAAGTAGTGTAAGTTCTACAGGAGATATTGAAATGGCAACATACAATAGCTCACTAGCAACAACTAGTCAAGAAGTAGACTTTGGTGTGTTTTATAATACTTCCTTAAATGATAATATCAGCTTCGATACTTTCTTGGAAGTACGCACTAATTATGCTGGTACAAATAATGATACAGCAGAAGCTGGATTTAACTTGAAAGTTACATTTTAATGTCAACCAACTATCAATATACAAGGGGGCGGCTAGAAGTTATAGCCGGCCCCATGTTTGCAGGTAAAAGCAGCGAACTTTTAAAAAGATTACTTTTTATAGAACACAGTGGTAAGAAAGTATTAGTTTTAAAACCAGTCATAGATGACAGGTATGATGATAATATGATCGTAACACACAATCAATTAAAGCATAGTGCAGTGCCTGTTATTGATTTGGAATTAGTTAAAGATAATTATACAATTAAACCATATAATTTTCATACAATTTTTATTGATGAAGTGCAATTTTTTGATCCTAAAGAAACATTATGGTTTGTAGAAGAGGGATTGAGAACAGGTGTTAATTTTGTATGTGCTGGCCTAGACCAGGATAGTAGAGGAGTACCCTTTGATACAACGGCACGTATGCTCGCATTAGCAGATGATATTCATAAAATTACTGCATTTTGTGCCATATGTGGCCAAACTGCATCTAAAACGCAAAGACTTAAAAAAGCAGGTGGACGCATTGCAGTAGGAGGCACAGAAACCTATGAACCGCGATGCGCTAAACATTGGGAAAGTAAATAATGAAATTAGGTGACGAAGATTGGGCTGTTGTAGTAAGTCCTGACGGTAGTTTAAAAGGTGTACTTATGCCCGAAGGAGAACTTGACTTAGGAAAAGTACCAGTAGAAATACGCATGATGATCAAACTAGTTTATGACGATGATATCCTAGGTAGCGAAAACAAAACGATACATTAAAATGAGAAAACCGGATCTAAAAATAAATAAGCCAGTGATTGTTAGCAGTCATTTAAATGATACCTATCCACTATCATTAAATTATACATTTCCTAATATAGGAGAACAAAACTGCGAAGATGTTATTTGGCAAAATTTAATAGATGATACCAGTGAAATACCACAATATGAAATAGGTTTAAGTTTAACACAAAGCTATCAATATACTAAGTTAGATCCTGATCCTACTGTATTAGTCAGGTGGCAAGCCATAAGAACAAAACAAGGTCCTGAATTTAGAATAGGATTAGGTATGGATATACCTGGGAGTAAAGAGACACCTCATATTATGCGAGGAAATTTTGAAGAAGGAATCGTCACATCTACCAATATTACAATTTCAGAACATATAACATTGGGTTGTGTAGATGGAGAATTAGCTATGAAAAAAGTACATGAAGATAAATGGTATAAAATACAACTAGGAGAAGCAATTGATGTCAAGAGAAGGATACTATGATTACATGGCCCGTAGACTAAAAGAAGAATATCCAGTAGACTTGGTTAACTCTGAAGCACATAAACAGGATCCGCTTAATACATTACAACAATTAATGATTATTACAGCAGAAGAATGTGGAGAGCTTACACAGCGTTGTTCAAAGATTGTCCGTAAATTTAATACAGTGGATGAAATTACAGAACAACAACGTGAGAAACTATTAGAAGAAGTTGGTGATGTTTACTGTATGATTAATCTAATGACAGAACACGGTGTCCTAGATTGGAAGCACATCTATGCACGTAGTAGTGCTAAAGAAGAAAAATTAAAAAAGTGGAGCAAATTGATTGATAATACATAAACAAGTTATTTGTTTGACTTTTAACTATTTTTATAATATAATGGTTAAAATTAACAGGAGTTTAGTTACTAATGAAACTAAGATATAGTGAAGCATTTTATTCAGTGCAAGGCGAAGGCAAGTTTGTAGGAGTACCTAGTGTGTTTTTACGTACATTTGGTTGTAACTTTCGTTGTATGAATTTTGGTACAAATGAAACAAAAGATCGTTGGCAACAGCATAAAGAAGGCCAACGTTATAATGCAGAAGTAAAAGAGCTTATTGATGCAGGAGTACATGAAGATACAAAAACATTTGAAGAATTACCAATTGTCCATACGGGCTGTGATACCTATGCAAGTATCTATCCTGAATTTAAACATTTTAATCGCGAAGCAACTATTGATGAAGTTGTTGAGCATCTATTGTCGCTTACACCAGAAGGTAAATGGACAATGAATAACGGCCAGGACGTACACTTAATACTTACTGGCGGCGAACCTTTGTTGGCGTGGCAACGATTGTACGTAGAATTATTTGAGCACCCACGTATGAAAGATCTAAAAAATGTTACATTTGAAACAAACACTACACAACCTTTACACAACGATTTCTACACATATCTTACAGATCAAGATAGATTTGAAGTCACTTGGAGTTGTTCCCCAAAGCTATCTGTCAGCGGAGAACCTTGGGAAACTGCTATTAAACCTGACGTTGCTCGTGAGTATAGCCTTGTTGACGGTAGCGACATTTATTTTAAGTTTGTTGTGGCTAGTGAAGACGATTTTGAAGAAGTCGGCAGAGCTGTCAGTGCGTATGAGCGAGCGGGAATTAGATGCCCTGTATACCTCATGCCATTGGGAGGACGATCAGAAGAATACAACCTTAACGTCAAAGAAGTCGCAGAAGCATGCATGGAAAGAGGATGGAGATTTACCCCCAGACTCCACATCAGCTTATTCGGAAATGCCTGGGGGACTTGATAAACTTAATACCAAACAAAAAACTCAACTTGAAAAGGCAATGAAAGCACCTATTGACCAAGACAAAATACGTAAAGCAGGTTTATAATGAAAACTGATGTTGTTATAGGTATGCCACATCTTCTTGCTAATGGCGAACTAAACTTAAACCATTTTGTTAAATTAACTGGTGATGCACACTGGAGAGTACAAGTTGACAATCCTAGCCAACTATATACAAATGGCAAGCGAGTATATAATAGTTTCTTGTATACTGATATCAATATCACAGAACAATTTTGTGAAGATGATAAGTTTACGATGGAAACAACTGGCAAACAATTAGATGATTATATCTATTGTAGCACACATAAATTTAATAATAATACAATTAAGATGTATACAGTTGGTATACATGTACAAGATCATAAAGTATTACGTGTAGATAAAACTGGTGTGCGCCGTGACAACTTTTGGGATAAACACAGAACAGAAAAGTTAGGTATTACAACAGCAGATTCTTTACAACAATATGAGACAAGTTACTTGGTAGACTTTAATAGCGCAGGCATTTTATATTGTGCTAATTATATTACGTTTGCATATCGATATATGGATAAACACAATTTCTTTAAAAGATTAAGTGATATCTATTATTTTGGAAATATTAATCCAGGTGAGAAGATATTTATTGGACAAGATAAATCTTATAATCTAATTATGTATAGTGAAGACATGACACCTATTTGTAAGTTTAGCGGAAGCAATATATGATAGATAGTATATACGATTTTTGGGGAATAAAAGATGAACATATTTTCAGTGATGAATTTACAGGGTATGAAGACCTTTATCCCCAATTTGACACATTTACTAAAGAGGTGTATGATGCTAATCCTAGTGACACTATTGACAGGGTTTTTGAGTTATATCGTAATCGAAATCTTGTTCCTATTACATATTTCACTGAGCAAGGAATAAGTCAAAAAATTAAATCCTTTAGAACTAAGTCCTATAATGGTGTGCAGAATGGAAGGCTCGGATTGGGTAATAACGCAGGACAAACCCTTAATAGATTTATTTTTACTAATATGCAGACTGCCGAGCCCAAAGGAAGAGGATCCAACTCATTAAGAGACAGATTCAATGATGAGAAAAAACTTAAACGTGCTATTCGTATTTGTTTTGAGTTCAGAGAAGGTAACAAGTTAGTATATCCTACAGCGATGCGTAGAGCATTAGAACTAGTTACTGGTGAGAATGTAACAAACTTTAAAGCACAGAACGCTCGTGCTATTGTAGAGCATTTGTGTCCTGTTATGTGGGGAAGAGTTTATGACTACAGTTGTGGATATGGTGGTAGATTATTAGGTATAAGTAGTAGTAACATGGGATACACCTATGTGGGCACCGACCCCAATACCGAAACATTTAATTATCTAAATTATTTGAACACTTTTTTAAACAGTGATAGTGAAATTATAAAAGACGTAAGTGAAAATTATCAAAGCGAAGATATTGATCTTGCATTTAGTAGTCCTCCTTATTTTAACTTAGAAAAGTATAGTGATGAACCTACACAATGCATGGTTAACTATACTACATTAGACGAATGGTTTGAAGGGTATGTTGCTCCAACAATGAAGAACATACACAAAGGACTAAATGATGAAGGAATATTTGCTACGAACATTGCTGACTATAAAAGCTATGGAAACAAGGAATTCAATGTTGTGGAAGACTGGATTTCGACGGCTGGCAAGGTGGGCTTCGAGCATACAAAAACGATTAAGATGATGCTAAACACACGACCAGGTGTTGGCAACGACAAACTAGAAGGTCGAGAAAAATGGGAAGGCGTATACGTCTTTAAAAAGAAATGAATACAAAAATAAATGAATGGACTGAGGAATTTAGTTTCTTGGATGATGATGATAGATTAGTTCATCTGATAGACTTGGCAAAAAAACCAACCAATCTACCAGTTGAACTACGTACAGATGATAGACTAGTACACGGATGTATGAGCCAAATTTGGATCGATGTCGGAGTACAAGAGGATTTAGTACAAGTTTACTATGATAGTGATGCTATGATTACAAAAGGTATCACTAGCGTAGTTGCTGATTGCTTTAGCGATATCCCATTGGATGAAGCAAAACAATTAACTAAACAAGATTTTGAGAAGTTGGGAATCAAAGAACTTCTTTCAGTACAACGTAGAAATGGGCTAGGAAGTCTCATACAAACAATTTCTACAAAAATAAAAACATTATAGGAAAATAATATAATATGAACGACTATATTTTTACAAGCGAAAGTGTCAGTGATGGACACCCAGATAAAGTAGCAGACCAAATTAGTGATGCACTAGTTGACGCAGGACTTAAAGCAGGCGACGAAACTACTCGTGTCGCGGTTGAAACACTTGTAACCACCAATTATGTAACATTGGCGGGCGAAGTAAAAAACTTTAACGTTACTAACGATGAAGTTGAACAAATTGTTAGAGACAAAGTTAAAGAGATTGGATACGAACAAGATGGTTTCCATTGGGAAAAATTAACAATTGATAATAAAACCATCAACAATAAATTACATAGTCAGAGTGCAGACATTGGTTTGGGTACTGATGACTTTGGTGCAGGTGACCAAGGACTAATGTTTGGTTACGCAAGTAACGAAAATGACGCATTTTTGCCATCGCCAATTCATTATTCGCATGAAATACTAAAAAAGCTAAAAGAGTATCGTAATGATGGATATGATTTTTTATTACCTGATGCAAAGTCACAAGTGAGTGTCCAATACGAGGGCGGTAAACCAAAGCGTATTGATCAAATTGTTGTGTCACATCAACATAAAGAAGGTTTTGTTCACAGTACTGTGGCACCTGCACGTGATGCGGCAGAAGAAATATTAGGAGATCTAATTGATAAAAATACAATATGGCATATTAATCCTACTGGTAACTTTGTTATTGGCGGTCCTGACGGCGATACCGGACTTACCGGACGCAAAATTATTGTTGATACCTATGGCGGCTTTGCTCCTCATGGCGGTGGTGCTTTTAGTGGTAAAGATCCTACCAAAGTAGACCGTAGTGCGGCATATATGGCACGATGGTTAGCAAAGAATGTAGTAGCAGACAACATGGCTGATTGGTGTCAAATTCAATTGTCATATGCTATTGGTGTTAAGGAACCAACAAGTATCTATGTAGATTCAAATGGACACAATAGAACAATTCAAAAGTTCATTGAAGATAATATTGATTTAACACCAAAAGGAATCATTGACAGATTTGACATGTACAACTATTATGGATATAGTGAAAACTGTGTTTATGGTCACTTTGGTAATAAAAACGTTCCTTGGGAACAGATCGGATGGTAAATTATGGGATGGTGGAATAAGCTAACTCAAAAATTAAAAACAACTAAAAAAGAACAAAGTATTCTTACTGAAAAAGAAAAAGCAACAGCACGTGGGGAACCATTTGTAAAAGTCGTAGAAGTCAATATTGATCCTGAAAACCCAGGACAAGGATATTTTGAATTAGACTGGAATCAACTATTTGTTGCACAACTTTTAGAAGCTGGATATAGTGGAAAAGACGAAGAAGAAATAATTGATTCTTGGTTTACCAATTTATGTAGGGGTATTGCAGAGGACGTCAATAATGCTTGACGTCCTTTACTCTTTATTGTATAATAATACTATAACAGGAGACTATTATGGGAACAGGAACAGTGAATAGTAAATTTCGATATATCGAAAGTCTTAAGAAAAAACACCGTAGTTTAGATAATGAAATTTTATCATTACCAATAAGTGTAAGTGAATTTAAAGTAAAAGAACTTAAAACCAAAAAACTACATATCAAACAAGAAATCGCAAAATTAACAAACGAACTAAATGAGGTTTAAATGAGTAATACCTATATACTGGTAGATGCGGCTAATATGTTTATGCGAGCTCGACATGTTGTACGTGGCGATGACATGAGTACTAAAATTGGTATGGCATATCATATTATGTTTAATAGTATTAATAAAGTATGGCGTGATCAAGATGGCTCACATGTTGTAATGTGTCTTGAGGGACGAAGCTGGCGCAAGGACTTTTATGAGCCTTACAAGCGAAATCGTAAGGAAGCTATTGCCGCCAAAACAGATCGTGAGCAACAGGAAGATCAGCAGTTTTGGGATGCTTTTGATGAGTTCCAAACATTTATGCGTGACAAAACAAATGTAACAGTATTACAGGATAGTATTTGTGAAGCAGATGACTTTATTGCACGTTGGATACAAAATCATCCTAACGACAACCATTGCATCGTAAGTAGTGACAGTGACTTTTATCAATTGCTTAATGAGAACGTAACACAATACAATGGTATTACTGGACAACTTATTACAACCAAAGGTATCTTTGATGACCGTGGTAAGCCAGTTATTGATAAGAAAACTAAAGAGCCTAAACTGATAGGCGATCCTGAATGGTTATTGTTTGAAAAGTGCATACGTGGTGATACTGCTGATAATGTGTTTAGTGCATGTCCAGGTGCTCGTAAGAAAGGCACTAAAAATAAAGTAGGTATGATGGAAGCATTTGAGGATCGCAACACAAAAGGCTACAATTGGAATAATTTTATGTTACAGCGTTGGGTAGATCATAACAATGATGAGCATCGTGTGTTGGAAGACTATCAACGCAATGTGCATATTATTGATCTTACTGCACAGCCCGATAATGTAAAGGAACAGTTAGATAAAGCTATCGTAGAGCAAGTACAGAAAGAACGTAAGTCGCAAGTAGGTATACACCTTATGCGTTTATGCGGCAAACATGACTTGGCTAGATTGGCTGAAAGAGTGAATGATCATGCAGTATACTTGAATAAGGCATACAATGACTGATCTGCATCTTTTTAAATGGTATGATTGGATTGCAATATTAGTATTTTCCAATTTATTTCATACATTTTTATTTGCGACACTATTTGGTGGAGGAATCATTACAGCAATTATTTTAGCTTTATTGTGGGAAGGATGGAAAATTTATGAAAAATGGAGAATTGGATATTATGACACATAACGAATATATTGATAAACTTAAACGTGGAGTTTTTGAAGTCACATTTAATAAAATTAGTGGAGAGCAAAGGATAATGAATTGTACTTTGCATCCACGTGTTTTGCCTAAAGCTATAAAAGAAGACACAATGACACAAAAAAAGATTCGTGAACTAAACGAGGAAGTAGTAAGTGTATGGGATGTCAAGGCAGAAGGTTGGCGTGCATTTAGAGTACAAAATGTTACAGATTTTAAACGTTTGGGTGCGGCATGTACTTGTGGCAAAACACAAAGTGCAGTTAAAACTTGTGATGGATCACATAGTAACGTATAATGTATAATACTATTGAGCTTATAGAAGATAAATTTTGGATTGTAGAATCCAGAATTGGTAAAGTGGGTACTATTAGAAAAGTATCTACTGGCTATGAGTTCTTTAATCAATTAGATAAAACAACTACAAATATAGATAATCTTAATGACTTTGGTAGCATAGAAAAGCAAGAAACAGATCTCAAAACATGTCAAGGTTATCCTACTAATAGTAGTATAGTATATAATGGCGAGCATGAAAAATTGCCTATATTTTATAAAAAGCCAAGTATGAAGCAACCACATGCTGCAGGCTATTATATAATAAAGTTTAAGAAATGGTTACCTAGTTTCTGTCCTAGACTATCTACGTTACAGAACTATGAGTACAATGGTCCTTTTTTAACAGAATGGGACATGAACTTACAACTTAAAAGGACTAAAAAATATGATTAGATATATAGCTATATTGCTTTTATTAGCAACACAAGTAAACGCTCAAGGATTAGGCGTAGATATTCTTCCTGATGTACCTGATATAGAAACGTTACCAGAACCTGATCTGTCAGAACCTGATCTGACACCACAAGAGGCGCCATTACAAAATTATGAAACAGGTATGTTATGTGGTAATAGCCAAGTTATAAGAGACATGATGATATCCACAGGTAAACAAGTTTTTGTAACTGGAGAAAAGTATCCACAAGATCCAGGTATTTTTCAATACACCGCATTACTAATTAATGCAATTACTGGAGAATATAGTTTTATATTCATTGCTCCACAGTTTAATACGACTTGTATTGTTCATCAAGGTACTGGACTTAGATTAATAAGCCCAGACAATCAATAAAACATGTTTTAATTAAAATTCTTATAAATAAGTATGTCGGGGGACAATACGTAGTAAGGATAAGAATTAAAACATGGCTAGACCAAAACCAACTATATTACTGGAACACGTAGATAAGAACTATAACTCAGAGCAAATCTTAGAGGCAAGTGCAATTTACGCTGTTTTTTACAAAGGACAACCAATTAATTTAAGAACATTAAGTACTTTAGTAAACTATCCAGGACCCAAATACAAAAAGATAAGTTTCAGTAACAGTGGACATGCTTTTAATTTGGCTGCAAGATTAAATAAACAGTTTAACACTGACGATTTTACAGTAGTAAGACTACTTGAAGGAGAAGTAGTTACACGTGATGGAGATAAAAAATAAACTGATTAGCTCTCTTGGTAACACAGGAGAAGAGAAGTTATTTCAGAGTAAAGACTCACTAAGACTTACTAAACTCGGATGCAAGGTTTTCTGTGAAAACTTTGACCATTGGACATTTCTTTTAGATAATAGAATAACTACAGGACAAATAATTCATTTACAACGCAAAATGAAGATGCCCTATTATTTTGACACAAAAAAAGTAATGTTATTCAGTGAACGTGATGCATTTATGGCCAAGCTAGGAGGAGTAGATGCATGGATAGTAAGCAAATGACATCCTTGGATTTGCATGGATATACAGTACATAACGCTTGGAATATATTTAATACACATCTTTCTAATTGCTTTTATAATGGTATCAAAAGTACTATAATAGTTACTGGACATGGACAAATATCAAACGAAATTATAGCATGGACGCATAATAGCGAATATGCAACAGGATGCAGTAGGCTAGATCCAAATACTGGTGCTTATACTGTACAAATTAAAAAATCCAAACATACGAAAAAGAAAGACAGAAGACCTGATACGTCTCTCAGTATAAAAGAACTATACGTGAGATATAACAGAAATTAATTTAATTTTATTGTCTTTTTTTTCTTGACAACCAATGCGTCTTACTGTAATGTGTAAGAGTAAGTTAGTTAACAAAAAGGAATGTCGAATGTCTACTATTACAGAAACACGTACTGTAAAGATTTCAGAAGCAAAAATACTTATTACACGAGCGTTTAAGAAAAAACGCCCTGTATTCCTTTGGGGACCTCCAGGTATTGGCAAATCAGAGCTTGTTGAAGGAATCGGTGCAAGTGGTGTCATGGGTAACACTCATGTAATTGATTTGCGTCTTGCATTATTTGAGCCTACAGATTTGCGTGGTTATCCAGCACCAGACATGGAAACTAAACAAATGATTTGGCTTCCAGCCGCAGATCTACCAACTGCTGAAATGGCAGCTATGTATGATACTGTTATTTTGTTCCTAGATGAACTTAATAGTGCTGCACCTAGTGTACAGGCTGCCGCATACCAGCTTATTCTAAATCGTCGAATTGGTCAATATGTATTGCCAGACAATGTGGTAATTATTGCCGCTGGTAACCGCGAAACTGACAAAGGCGTTACATATCGTATGCCTAAGCCACTTGAGAATCGTTTTGTTCACTTTGAACTACGTGTTGATTTCCAAGATTGGTTGAACTGGGCTGTTGCTCCAGAAAACAATATCGATGCAGATGTTGTTGGTTATATTAGTTTTGCAAAAGGCGACTTGTATAACTTCGATCCGCAATCTAGCTCACGTGGTTTTTCCACACCGCGATCATGGACATTTGTTTCAGAATTGCTAGAAGATAGTGAAGACTTGAGTGCAGGATTGCAAACAGATTTAGTTGCAGGATGTATTGGAGAAGGCATTGCCGTAAAGTTTATGTCACATCGTCAAATTGCTAGTGACTTGCCAATGCCAGAAGATGTATTGGATGGTAAAGTTAAGAAACTTGAGACATCAGAAATTAGTGCGGCGTATGCACTTGCTACTAGCCTATGTTATGAGTTGCGTGATCGTAATATTAACGGCGAAAAATCAGGCAAGATGGATAACTTCCACAAAAGTTTTTCAAACTTTATCGGATTTATGATGGATAATTTTGAGACTGAAATGGTTATTATGGCAAGCCGTATCGCAATGCAACAATATAAGTTGATGCCAAAACAAGATAAAATTGAACGATTTGAGGAGTATTTTAACCGTTATGGTCGACTCGTACTTGACGCCTAAACTAAAGGAGGGAGAGCAGGTAGACCTCTCCCTCTACTCCCCTCGACAAAGAACTAATATCCGTTTATATGGATTAGATTTTAAAGACGTACTTCCAGTAGATATATTTGAATATAAGACTAAATGGAAGTCCACTGCAACAAAAGTAGACATCAGAGGTAAGTATACAGAAGCTCAAAAATGGTGTAAAACACATTGCTTTCATCAAGATTTTGAAATACAAAAATATGCAAACCCAGATGATTCACATGCGGTCTACTTTAAAAACCCAGAAGAAGCTATGCTTTTTAAACTTTCAATTTAATGCTTGACAACGTCTCAAATACCATGTATAGTCTACGAGTAAGTTAATGAAGGATCATCACATGCAGAAAACAGCTGAAGAACGCATTACACAGAGTAGAGTAAGACTGCTACTCACTCGCCCTTGGTTTGGCCAACTTGCCATCCGTCTTAAATTAAAAGATGCGAGTGAATGGTGCCCTACAGCGGCAACAGATGGTCGTCAGTTTTTGTTTAATCGACAGTTTATTGATAGACTAGACGATGACGAACTTGACTTTTTAGTAGGACATGAAGTTCTACACTGTGTATTTGATCACATGGAAGCACGTGGAGATCGACTACATAGACTATATAATGCCGCGGCAGATTATAATATTAACATGACTCTTATTGAACAAAATGTAGGTAAAATAATTGGAGAAGATAAACTAGATGGCGGCAAGCCTTGCTTAGATTGGAAGTATACAGGTTGGAACTCGTATGAAATATATGATGACCTACTTCAAACTATGCCAGAAGCAATGGGCATGGACTTTCACTTAGATCTAGATGGATCAGGAGATGGTGAAGGTGAGGGCGAAGGCAAAGGTGGGTTTAAGCCTATGTCTGCAGAAGAGCGTAAAGCATTGCAAGACGAAATTAAACAAGCTGTAATTCAAGCAACACAAGCTGCAGGTGGAGAAGCACCTGAGGCTGTTAAACGTATGATTAATGAATTAATTGCGCCTAGAATGGATTGGCGTGATGTGCTTAGAACACAATTAGAAAGCTCAATAAAATCAGACTTTACATTTATGCGTCCTAGTAAACGTAGCGGACAAGTTATATTTCCAGGCATGAATAGAGACGAAGAGCTAAATATATGTGTGGCGCTAGACACATCTGGCAGTATTAGTGCAGACATGTTGCGTGTCTTCCTTAGTGAAGTACAAGGCATTATGGACCAATACCAGAGCTACAAGATCCATATCTTCCAATTCGATACAGGAGTATATGGCGATGATTGCTTTACAAGCGACGATGGCCGTAACCTAAGTGAATATGAAGTTATTGGTGGAGGTGGCACTGATTTTGACGTTGTGTTCAACTATTTGAGTGAACAGAACATAGAACCTGACCAATTAGTCATGTTCACTGACGGCTTACCTTGGGGATCCTGGGGAAACCCAGATTACTGTGATACACTATTTGTTGTACATGGTGATCCAAAGCATAGCATTCAGTCTCCGTTTGGGGTTACAATTCATTATGATTAGGTTAATTAAAAATGGTGGCAGTTTGAGCGAATCGGACTTGGCATTAATAAGTGGTACTGAGTTACTTTTAGAGATGATGCGTAACCGTGTCCTTATAGTTGTCCAAACCAAAGAAAAGGTTGAATGGGAAGAACTAATAAGAAACACAACAGGTTTGTATCATATTAGAAGTTTAGACAAAAGTGATAGTGTATATCAAATTTGGTTTGAATTAAGTGAAGATTTACTACAATTTGAAAAAGATTTAATGGTAAGTAAATTAGCAAGAAACTAATACCATAAATAAACATAGTATTTAATTATTCAAAAGGAGAATAAAATGAGCGAAGAGCAAACACAGATTGCCATTTCTGATCTAGTCTTAGCGGCAAATATAATCGATTTGGCGACACAGCGTGGCGCATTTAAGGCGGCAGAAGCAACTCAAGTAGGAGATTGCTTTACCAAACTGGTAACTTTTGTAAAAGCAAATACACCAGCAACTGAACCAACGGAAGGCTCTACAGAACCTGTAGAGGAGAGTGAAAATAATGAGTAGAAATATAAAACATGTAGGACAATTAGTCAATACACAAAAAAAAGTAGTCGTGGTATTCCGCGAACTACCAGATGATGCCGATCATTGCTTAGTAGTAGATACAGATGCACTTCCAGACTGGATGCATGATAACATTATTACAGCAGTTGAATCACCAGGTGCTCAAGCATGTGCAAATTTCTATGAGTATGCAGAAAGAACTGTTTTTACAGACGGTACTAATATGCTACAAACTCTACACCAAACTAATCGTTTGCAACACCAAAAAACAAGTAATGTTGTAATGACTCCTAATAATACAGTTCAAATATCTTTAGATGAACTTAACAGTATTATTAGAGAGCAAACAGATGGTGAGCCAGTGGTATCTCCTCCAGAAGATCAATTGGGAATGGCAGGCCAAGAGTCTGAAACTCTAACTGAATCAACTGCACCAGAAATGCCTAGTGTAGCTAATCCAGATCCAGGCCCAGTTGAAATCGATGATGTTGATATGGCACAAACTTTGATTGCACAAGCAGATCAATTTGCAGCCGAAGCAGAAAGATTACGCCAACAAGCATATGAATTGAATCCTGATTTAAAGCCCAAGAGGGGCAGAAAATCAAAAGCTCAGCTTGAAGCTGAAGCGGCAGCAGCCGCGGCGGTTGCAAAGGTAACCGCATAATATTGGAAGCAATTTAAAATGACAGAAGAAAATAATAAAGGAGAAGAATGGTCGGAATCAGGTAATACAGAATTTAAAGTAGTATTGGGTGATTACGGAACTGTTCCAGAAGATATTAACTATTACATGAAGAATAGTGAGATGGCGAGATACCCAGAAGTAACGCTATTTGACTTTCTTCGTGATAGACCTGACAAAGAATGGATTAAATTTTGTGAAGAAACGGGTGCTGATTTAACTACAGAACGTGACCCTGCACAAGATTACATTGGAAACTTCAGCCAGGTATCGGACAATAAAGATAAATGGATTCAGTATATGTTGGATAATGAAGCAACATGTCAGAAAAAATTTACTGAAAAAAGACCATATCATGCAGGCGTTAACGAGCTTACATTAAACTTGCCAATGAAATGTGGATATAATTGGGCTAACAATTGTGAATATAATTGGGGTCTGTATGGAGACACAAGTAACCAGATTAAGCAAATGATTGGTCAAGAAATGTTTGATGAATTGGGTATGGATATGGAAACATGCTTACCACGCTTATTGGCATATTTGCCTGGACAGACATTACCTTTTCACTTTGACTTTATGGGAAACTGGTACAGACTAAATGAACATTTGAATCCAAATGCAGAAACACGTAGATGTGATGGCGGTAAGATCGTTAGATACTTAGTGTTTATTACAGATTGGCATTGGGGACATATGTTACAAATGGCAAACACATTTTATCCTAGGTGGAAAAGTGGTGATGTTTATGAGTTACCTGAGCATGTATATCATTGTAGTACAAATGCTGGCATGAGTGTAAAAGTTTCTCTCAGTTTAACTGGGTACTTACCGGGTACCTAAAAATAGTAAATAGTAACACAGTACAAGGAAATTTTATAATGCCTATTGAGCGCAAGGACCGTTCTTTTGATCTTATCTTTGATCAGGTAAGTATGGATACCATACCTGCTGATTATATCATAGAGGTCACTATCACGTTAGCCGACAACACACAAATGACACTCTATAGAGATGATCTAATGATGATAGACGGAGGACAACATGATGCGCTTGGTGGATTGCATCGAGAAGATATGATTGACGTTTCAGTCAAACTTGACTTTGAATCAATTAAAGAAGACGTAATATCAGGTGTAGGCGACTACCTTGGAAAATATTTTAAGTAGGAAAATATGAACAACATATGGTTTTGCGGAATTCCTGGAAGTAAATGGAGCGGCATAGATATTGTAATGCGACATCTACTTCCAGCAGACCGCTCAGACGAAACTCCAAACAGAACACAATATCATAGACCAAGAACTAAAGAGGATGGCAACAACGGTCATCGAGGAAGTTATTGGGGACCTGGTATGGGCTGTGGTGAGGATTGGACAGATTTTAACTTTGTTGAACCTCATAAATTAACTGATGACATCAACAATGTATTCTCAGGTGATGGATATCGTATTATTAAAAGTCATTTCTTTGCCCGTAATTTTAATCTAGACTATATCTATAATCACTTTCCTGGTGATTATATATTCCTAGTATATAGGGAACCACAAAAAAGTTTTGCTTGGTGGAGCGAAGTTATGTGTTTTGATGAACTACACTATCCTGATTACAGACCAGGCTATAAAAACTACGATAGAATGTGGGAACTACTATGGCAGGAAAGTTCTAAAATAACAGACTTTGCAATGCGTAAAAATATGGATTGGCAAAAGTATGATCCTAAAACTTCTTTTAGTACTTTACCAGGCTTTGATAAAAAAGCGGCTAAATACGTTGACAATAGACAACCAGATGTATATACATCCGTAGTAAAAATTCCTGGAGAATCTAATACTACATATGAGTTTGTCAAACATCAAACATAGGAAAATTAATGTCAGAAGATCAAAAATTACCCAGTGACACCTTTTGTATTTTGCCTTGGATACATTTAAGCACAAGACCAGACGGAAGTATGCGAGTATGCTGTACAGCAAATGCTAGTAGTGTAGGAGCAACCAACGATAAGAAACATGGCGGCAGAATTGGAATCGTTAAAACAGAAGACGGAAAGCCAGCCAATTTAAATACTACAGATTTAAGCACCGCATGGAATAATACATATATGCGAGGTGTAAGGAAAATGATGCTTGCAGGACAAAAGCCAGCAAGTTGTCTAAAGTGTTATAAAGAAGAAGATGCAGGACACATGAGTAAACGCCAATGGGAAACTGCCTATTGGATGCGTGATGGTATTGATATTGATGAACTTGTAAAAGAAACATATGAGGATGGTAGCACAAATAGTAAACTAAGATATATTGATATCCGTATGGGTACAAAATGTCAGTTAGGATGCGTAATGTGTTCTCCTCACGATTCAAGTGGCTGGGTAAAAGATTGGCAAGGATTATATCCTAAAATCTCTAACGAGAGCCTTAAAGAAACTATGGTTTGGGCAAATAAAGGCAAAACATTTGGCGCAAGTTACAACTGGCATAAAGATAACCCAGTGTTTTGGGAACAGTTTTATGCACAAATTCCATTCATTAAACAACTATATTTTGCTGGTGGCGAATCAACTGTTATTGACGAGCATTATGAAATCCTAGATAAAGTTATTGAAATGGGATATGCAGATCAAATCGAAGTACGCTATAATAGTAATGGTATCGAGTTACCTGATAGATTGTTAGAGCAATGGAAACATTTTAAAAAGGTACGCTTCCACTACAGTATTGACAGTATTGGTGCAATGAATGATTATATTAGATACCCTAGTCAATGGGATCACCAATTGGAAATGTTTAAACGCCTAGATACACAAACAAGTAATAATGTAGAAGTTACAATTGCATGTGCAGTGAACGCTCTTAACATTTACTATATTCCAGATTTCCTTAAATGGAAACTAACAGAGAGTGGATTACACAAAACAAATATGTGGCCATTTGGTGCAGGTGGTATCAACTATCACTTTGTATATTGGCCAGGACACTTAAATGTTAAAGTACTACCAGATGAATTTATGGACAAATGTGAAGCCAAATACGAAGAATTTATTGAGTGGTGGAAAGAAAATTGGGAACTAGGTGTTCCTAGTTGGCACAAGGGCAAAGTAACATATGACGAATGGGAAAATGCAAGCTATGGTATTAAAAGATTGCGTGGAATGATTAGCTTTGCACGTAGCGAAGACTGGACACGCAGACTACCTGAATTTAGAGAATATTTGACGAAATTAGATGCCCAGAGAGGCACTGACTTTAGAGCCACTTTTCCAGAGATGGCCTATTTATTAGATGAACCAGAGGATGAATAAATGAAAAATATTATTACCGCAAGTTTACTTGCTTTATTTGCAACAAGTGCAAATGCAGAAGATCTAACTATTGACATGCTAAACAAGCGTGATGATGGTGCTAAGATGGTATATAGTGAAGATATTGCACGTATTGATGTAGGCGATACAATCACATGGTTGCCAACATCAAAAGGTCACAATGTAGAATTTATTGCAGGACCAGATGGATGGGATGCACCACGTAAATCAAAACTGGGTAAAGAAGTTGAAATGACATTTGATACACCAGGCGTATATTTGTATCAGTGTTCACCACATAAAACAATGGGCATGATTGCTATTGTGGTTGTGGGCGATGGAGATAACGATATTTCAAAAGCCAAAGTAAAAGGCAAGTCAAAGAAAAAACTAAAAGCATTGTTAAAGGATCTATAATGATATATATCTTAGTTGCATTGGAAGGCGAACTACCTGATCACAGTAGTTTAAATCCTGAAAAATTTAAAGTATGGTATACTGGTGTTGGCAAAGTCAATGCAGCTATGATGGCAACTCTAGCGGCAGCACAGGACGATTGTTCATTAATTGTTAATTATGGTACAGCAGGTACACTTGTACCTGAGCTTGCAGGTAAAATATATGATGTGGGCATTGTACGACAGAGAGATATGGATGCTCGTCCACAAGCAGAACTTGGCACAACTCCTTTTGAGAATACTGGATTTGAAGCTTCATTACGAATTGCTGAAAATAATATGGTGTTATCTACAGGAGATAATTTTGTAATGTCACCACCAGAATTAAATAGTCATATAGTTGACATGGAAGGTTATGCTATTGCAAAAGTTGCTGCTGTTTTTAATAAAAAAGTTCGTATTGTAAAATATGCAAGTGATTTTGCAGATGAAAATGCTGCAGAAGAATGGGAAGCAAATCAGGCCAAGGGTGCTGATCTGTTTTTAGAATTATTTAAAGACATGTAATATGGATGCACCTAAGAATTTATGTATATTTCCTTGGGTGCATACCGCTGTTGATATAGCAGGAGAGCTAAAACCCTGTTGTAGATTTAGTAATAAACCAAACGAATTACCCACTGTTGCACAAGGCTTAAAACAAGGCTGGTCGCATGGCGATTATTATAGTAAACTTAGACAGCAGTTTTTAAATAATGAACAACCATCTGGTTGTTCTAGATGCTTTAAGGATGAACAAACATCAGGAAAGAGTATGCGTACTGATGCTAATAACACCTATCTAAAAGATAACACATTTACAAAACCCCCTAAACTAAAATTTTTAGAGATGGCATTTAGCCATCATTGTAATCTTGCTTGTAGAATGTGTAATGAAGGCTATAGTAGCAAATGGCTTGCTATAAAAAGACACACCAACACCCCCCTTACAGAAGATGTTACAGAGGATCTAGACTTTAGTATAGACTGGTTTGATACAGATTTATCTAGTATTGAACGTGTAAAATTAGTAGGAGGGGAACCTTTACTTGCAAAACAACACGACGAGTTTATTAAAAAATTAGCAAGCCAGAGTAGTAATATTAATAAAGTACAAATTGACTATCATACAAATGCAACTATATTGCCTAGCAAAAAGGTACTAGAAACGTGGAAAAAACTTAAAGCACTTACAATAGTATTAAGTATAGATGGGTATGGTAAATTAAACGAAACACTAAGACCTGGACCGTATAAATGGAAAGACATAGATAACACTTTTAATTTTTATTTAAACTTAAAAGATACAGGTTTCCCCATAACAATGCGTGTACATTTTGTTGTAAGTAGATTTAACATTTTTAATTTACAGCCTTTATTAGACTATATTGAAAGCAAAGGTACTGGGTATAGTATGGATATTGCCAGACGTCCTTTTCATATGTGTATTGCAAATATGGATCCAAAAGATAAAGAACTGGCTAAAGAATATATTAAGAACTTAGATATATATGAAACGTTTAGAAAAAGATTGTTAAATACATTAGAACAGGAATCAGAGAAAACATATACTGATGAACAAATTATAAACAAAGAAAAAGTAATAGACAATTACTTTAATCAAGATATAAGAGAACTATTATGAGCGGATTTTGTGCTTTACCATTTGTACAATATAGTACATATAATGGAGGTCGATATAGGCTTTGCTGTATGGCAAAGGAGCCAGAAGAACTTGTGGATCAAGAAAAACTTGGGATCCAGGGTACATGGAATCACGACTACATAAAAGATGTACGTAGACGCATGGCAGAAGGGGAGTGGCTTCCTGAATGTGTAGAATGTGAACATCTAGAAAGAAATAATATAGTTAGCTCACGCCAATGGGAAAATGAGGTGTGGGAAGACGTAATTGACGAAGTGGTTGCTGACGCTTCCGTCAACGATTGGGAGGTAGAACAACCTTTACAATTTGATTTCAGGCTTGGTAATTTATGCAATTTACAATGTCAGATGTGCAATAAAGAGGCTTCACACTTAGTAAGTGTCGAGCGAGCACAAATGGTTGAAAGCGGACTCGGGGCAGACCATCCCGATTGGCATGGCATGATTGCAAACAAGAAGCAGGCTCTTCTTCAACCTGGAATAGACTGGGCGAGCTTTGAGGAAATGATTGGGAAAGCTCGTAAAATCAAACTAATAGGCGGGGAACCTACGGTTGCCAAGGACATGTTTACCTTGCTAGACCTCGCAGTAGAATCCGGACACGCCAGTCATATCGAACTTAGTTTCTATACCAATATTACCAATATGCAAGACAGATGGTTAGAACAATTAGGGAAGTTCGAAAAAGTGATTGTAAACTGCTCCTTGGAAGGTATGGGCGATATGAACGACTATTTGCGTCCACCTTCCAAGTGGCCTTCTGTCTGGAAAAACTTTGATAAACTAGTCAAATATAGCAATACTAAAGAAGGTAAACGTATTAAAGTACGAGTTACCACAGTCAATCAAATGACAAATGCATTGCATATTGCAGACTTTTGGCGCTTTATGCATGACTACCAAATGACTAGCGATAGAGGTATTGGTATGAGTAGTAACCAACTTATTGAGCCACACTATTATAGTATGGCACATGCACCACAATGGCTTAAAGATGAACAGGAAAAACAAATACTAGAATTTTTATCCAGTATAGGCAATAGTCCACATTTTGAAGACTATGAGGAACCTTTAATGGAAATTATTAATTTTGGTAAAGATCCAGAACACCAATATAATCCAGCAATAATGAAACAATATGTAGATATAACTGAAAACTATGATAAGTTTCGTATGCATGATGTAATGACAGTGGCACCAGAATTTAAACGCATAAAAGATGAACTTTAATCTTCAGGGTTCCAACGTAATCTAATATTTTTGTAATTTAAGTAGTTTTTGTTTTGTGTATAATCCCACAAAACAGATTCTGCTTCTGTAATAGCAGAATATGTATCTTTGCAAAACACTGCATCAGCTACATCTTTTATATTATCATCTGTAATTAAATGATAATGCTCTACATTTTTATTTGGTTCTAATGTATATTGTCCAGTATAATCTTGGCACACATCATTTCTGTCATCTAAATCTGCAGGAAAATATCCACTTAACATTACAACCACACGACTATGATTTTGTACGGCAAAGTTGAGAACTGGTCTTATGGTACTAGGATCTCTCCACCTAATATGATATATATTTTTTGCTCCCATATTTGCAATCCAACTTTCAGTCAAATTACCCATACGCAATCCTAGCTTTGCATAATGACTATCCCTGTGATGTCCATTGAAAATAACATACGCTGTATCGCTCTTAGAACTAGGCTGAGCTACTGTCTTATGTTTGCGCTTACCTACTCTAAATAAAATACTACGCTTTTCACTATGCAGATCTGGCACATCATGCCAGCTATAAGGTGTAGCTTCAAGGCTATAAAATAAATTAGGATTGCATGGTACCCTTTTGTTTGGGCTTGCATCTCTGTTAAGCAATCTTACACCTTGATCACTTTCGTCCATATAGATTTGATTTGTTATTAACCAACGAAAGTCTTTTAAATCGTTATGTATGCCCAAACTACTACCTGGCATATCGTA